GCTCGCACTTCTTGTGGATAAGCGAGCCATGCTCGGCCGCTTTCTCCAACACCGATTGCGGAATATCCTTGTACGTGTCCGGGAACATCCACTTTACGATAGCCGTTACACCACTCAATCGCACACCATCTAAAGTATAGGTGTGTGCAGCCTCATCAAAAATGACGGGGCTTTGCTTAAAATTACTCATAACTTTATCTTTTTAATCTCTCAATAACACTCCCTATATCGACAATTTCTTTACAGTTAAATGCTCTCTCGTCCGGGTCTAATAAAGAAAAATCGATATACATATTATCACAACCATATCCGTCTCCGGCGGGTGAAAATTTAAGCATTTCCTCTGCCTCGTCAAACTTATTATCTTTTATCAATTTAAAGATTTTCTTTAATATGTTTAGAGCTTCTTCTTTCAGTTTTTCTTTATATTTTTTTTCAATCAAATCATTTGCCTCTTTGTAGCTGAAGCCGGCATCTAATAACAATTCCACAGAGTCTTCACGGAACTGTCTTGACAATATATTTTTATTCATAGTTATGCTGCTGTTTGAATTTTCTTTGCCTGTTTCGTGCAGGCGTCAATAAACGTTTTGTCTTTGTGTAGGTTAGGGTACATATTGTACACGTTTTCTAACTCCTCTCTTGTAGAGACCCTGTTCACTCTATCAATAGCTTCTGCGCATATATCCTTCTGCTCTTCAGAAGCCCCCCACTCATAGCGAACTTCCCCCTTGTCGTCCTTAATCTTAAGATAGGACACCCGGCGCTGCTCATCATATTCGATAGCAGATACCGCAAACTGCGTCTTCGGCTGTTGCTTTCCATTATAACCCGTTCGCCACTCTTCGCTTCTAAGATTAACCCAGACAAATGGGCAGGTATATAACTCACGGCCGATACCCCAGTTTACACAAGCACGCTTGAATGCATCAGAGGCTTGCCCTTTCTCCTTCTCCGTGTTGCTCTCCGTACCTACATCTTGCTTGCTCACCCATTCGCCATTCTCTGACCGTACAGAAACCTTGCAAAACAAGTTTCCATTTACAACCTCGTGGCTTCTCTGCCAGTTCTCCGGGCCTACAACCTCATCAAGTAAGGTCATATCTACACGGGCATTCTTGTACATCAGAAGGGAACATCCTTTTCCCTCTGATACAGATCCGACTCTGCACTCTATTTCGTCAGCGTGCAATGTGCGAAAATTTAACTTTCTACTTTCCATACTCATTTTTATTTATAGTTACAAATCGTGGGGCACGTGGGACTCGAACCCACGAAGTGCATTAGCACTACCAGATACTTATCCGGCCCATCATCCTACCTGCTTCTGCCCCAAGTGTCGCCCTATCTTCACAGACCAGACAACGACAAACTTAAAAAGGACTTCCACAACGTGAAAGCCATCATTTATTGAAATGTTGTTTGTTATCCGTAGCGTTTAATCTCTTTGCCAGATAGCCTGCACAAATCGCAGCTACAAAAGACACAATTAAATCCCACTCTACAGCAATTGCAGCCACCATCAGGCAGACAGCAATCAGATTAACCAATAGTGCTGTTCGTCTCGTGGTAGGCTCTTCCATAATTCTCGTATAGAACTCGCTTTGAGTATCAAGCCAACTAATAGCCTTATTTCTATTCTTTTCCACCCACACCTGAAAGGTAGTAGGTATTTGTACTTCTTTTGTTTTCATTTTGCTCTTGCATATCGTAGGACATCGGCAGCGTTAACCAGCCATTTGCCGTTCTGGGCTTCACCGTTCCCTTTCTCGGCTCTAATTTTGCCGGCTGTGATAAGTCTTTCCAAACGTGAACGACCACCAACAATCTTTTCGCTAAACCGTAGCCCAAAGGTTTTATTATTCATCACTCGCATAATGGTCAGGAGCTTTTCACTATCCGTAATCGTGTAACTTTCCACTCCCTGACCTTAATTCAGTTCTCGCACGTCTCGCCATTCTACATCTTCGCAAATCTCCTCCATTGTTCGTTACCTGCATCACAATAAAGAGAATGCTAAAGAGTATCTCGATGCCATGCCTTCGTATCTCTCCGAGGTCAAAATTTATCTTCAACCTCTCACAAACCATCCACCAGAGTAACTCCGTATCTTTCGATATTCCAAGTTTCCTATAGATAGTCTTTTTCTGCGTCTTTACCGTCCAGTAGCTCTTGCACAGCTTATCGGCTACCTCCTTATCAGAGTAGCCTTTGCAATACTCAAGTATCAGGCGGCGTTCCGTTTCAGATAATACACCCTTAGGCTGTTCTGGTGACTTCAACCACCAGCCCCGCTGTCTTCATCTGAAACTTCCAACCTTCACGTCGCTTCATAGCAGAAAGGCGTCCGGTGGTAACTCTTACTACCTCCAGACGCTCAATCGGCCAAAGCTCCGTATCTCCTACCTTCATCGCTTTAAGCGTAGGCATAACCGGCTTGTGTCCTCCTACTTTTACCATCGTTCTATAAGTTTCTTAGTCAATTTCTGGATGTCCTCGACATCCTCCTTCATTCTCTTAATCTCCATAATCTCCTTGTACCACCAAGATTTGTACTGCTCGGCCTCCTTACGGTAAGCCTTTACAAGTAATTTCTGGTCTTCCAACTCCTTTGATTGCTCTTCCAGCTTACTCTGCAACTCTTCTACATTAGCACTCGTACAACCATAAGCCTTGCAGCCATTTTTTACGTTATCTTCCATATCAAAAATGAATTTAATTTATAAATACTCGTGGCTGGCTGACCTACAACGGTCTGTTTGTGTTACTGTACTTCGCACTATGCTATCGAGTTCAACGATGCCAGCCTATTTGTTACTTAGCTCCTTGTTACTTTCTTCCCCGCTGCTTGCCTCGACCTTTCCACCCAGAGGATGGAGGCTGCTTGCTTCTACGGTTGGCCTCTGCATCGTCGCTATATTTGGATATTATCACAATCCTGCAACTTACAGCCCCATCAGGCAGGGGAACCGCTACGTTAGTGTAGCCTTCTCGTGGGTTAGGGAGTTCCGATGTTTTCCTTACTGCTTTCGCCTAACCCCTGCAAGCTCTGGGATGCTTGCCCCCTCCATCGTTTCAGTCATTTTCGTTTTATGTCGGATGGCTCAAAGTGGAAAGAAAATCTGTACCGACTACGCTTGTAAGTGTCCGGGGCTCGAACCCGAATGCCTGCCTATCAGGTACACCTTAAATCTTAATGATAGTAATAAGTAACCTTCAAACCTCTGCGCAACTTACATACGCATTTATCTTGACCTGACTTGTAGGCTCTTTCAATCTGCTTGTTCGCAAGCTCTACACCTATCAGAAGGATAAGACCAGATACTCCTACCAAAGTATCAACCCTTGCGCCCTCCTCTGTGTAACCGTAAACCTTAATCTTAAAGTCTCGGTTAATCTCTCTTGTGCTATACTGTAATTCCGTAGCTTTCATTTTCAATCCTTTTTAAGTTTTACCCCGTTTGGGGTATTGCATATTTCGAAGTTTATTTATATCTTTGTTTCAGATTTCTATGGCAAAGATAAACCGTTTGGTTGAATGAAACAAATTTTTGGTTTATTCTTAACATTAATTAAGTTTATAATAAACTCATATTTCAAATGACAGGAGAGGAATTGAAGTATATTTTAGCACATACACGCTTACAATTCAAAGATTTAGCGGCGGAATTAGAGATGTCGCAACAGAATTTTTCAAAAGCCCTAAAAGTTTCTGACGTAAAAACAGGCTTCCTTGAAAAATTATGCGATGTCCTAAATGTTTCTATGGACTTCTTCTATAAAGGAACAAAGTATGCATCTACATCTGTTCAAGTTACCGCCTCTGGTGACCAGTCTATCGCCACCAATTCCGGCGATGTTACCATAGGAGGACAAAACGAAAATAACGGGCATATAGACACGCAAAACAACTGTTCCTATCCAGACACACAGCAGAAGCAAGATAACGTCACTACACTAACGGAAACGGTATCTACGCTAACAAAAGAGCTGGAGACATCGCAGCAGCAGAAAAGTGATTTAATTTCCGTGGTTGCTAATTCGCAAAAACAGATACAGCAGCTAACGAATATGATAGATAGACTTACACAGTAGTGATATGGAAGGAAGCAAAGTGAGAAAAGTCCTGCAATCTAAACACATCAACCTCGCATGGTTGGCAAAACAATGGAATATCACTCCACAGACTTTATCGTCAAGACTTAATGCAAAGACTTTCAAGCCCGGCTATCTCATCGAGATAACCCAGATACTCGGTAAAGACATCTTCGGGGTTGGTGCGAAGTCAGAACTACAACCAGTATTGAATATATCTGCTTGCTCATCTATCA